ACAAGGAAAGGGTGTCGGCCTTTCTGCGTGCGAAAGGAACCGTGAAACGGATGATCGTTGCAAACGAGAATCATCAAGACGGCGGCCGTCATGTTCATGCTCTTGTTGAATTTGACCGCCGCAAGGACGTTCGCCCCAATTTCTTTGACATTGGCAGTGAACATCCAAACATCGGGATTTGGACCAATCGGAATCAGACCTTTGATTCGTGGTTCGTCAATCACTGGGACTACTGCTGCAAGGAGGACCTGTCACCGATCACGATCGGTACGCGTCCGAGCGTTGAACGCAAGCGGAAACGCGACGACACGTTCAAACAGGCAATCGAGATTGCCTGTAGTACTAGCGTCGATGCTGGTATGCAGTATCTCGTGGATAACTGCCCCTACGATGCTCTGACGAAATTTGCGCAAATCGCGACAGCGATGCACATCATTCGGTCCAAGAAGGTCTGTGTTCACAGACCTCCGAGAAGTCTGGCTGACTTCAAAAATGTGCCACCAATTCCAGAAAACTGGAATGCACTCTTCTTCCAGGGTCCTACCAATCTTGGTAAGACCCAACTCGCCAAAGCAATGCTGCCTGAGGCCACTGTGGTGAGCCACCGTGATCAGTTGCGTGTCTGCGACTTTTCCAAGGGTGTCATCTTCGATGACTTCGACTGTAGCCACTGGCCTCCTGCAGCCTGTATCCATCTCCTTGACTGGGATGAAGCTCGCGGCATCGATGTCAAGCATGGTCATGTGATCATCCCTCCGTGTACGCGGAAGATCTTCACATTCAACAGTGAACTGACGTACTGGGCACCAAGAGAAGCATCTAATGCCCAAATGGATGCGATCCGTCGCCGCATTCATGTGGTGACCTTTGAGAATCCACTTTACTAAAAAAATAAGGCTCCCTTATTTCTTCGTACCGGCTACACATTACTCACCGACTCGGAATGCTATAAGTTCATAGCTAAGAAAAACCCCCCGAATGATCTCATTCGCTTAGGGGTTGTCAAAATATGACTAATATATAAACCACAACACTGGAACCGTTCACGGTTCCTAGGTATTGCGGAGCAAGACCCTATTCTCTTCTTTTTGCTTCTTTTTCTTCTCTTTCTTTCTACCCCCCTTAATCTCGACATTCGCCTTCTACTCTCGCCACTACTCTCTCTCTACAAAAAGAACGCGGATTAGGGTCAGTGGTTAGGGGGGCGGTTGGCCGGACGAGTGTGAACGAGGACCCACGACCAATTTAAGATTCTATTGGTCGTGGGTGTGGGTCTATTTATAGACCCACACGGCCTCCCCCCTCTATCCCTGCTGCCCCTGCCCAAAAGCCCACGGCACTGAAGAGGGAGACACTTGTTCGAGCGATGAGGGGTCGTGATGCGCGCCTCGCTTGCAGTGTGCGCATTCTGTGCCAAACTGACTCCTCAACAATGCCTAAGCGTGGACGTGAAGGTGCATCCAAGCCCTCAAAGGCCAAGCGTCAGGCTACCGCCGAGGCTAAGTACCTCGCCGGTGTGGATCGTGCCGTAGCTCGCTATGGCGCGTCCGCAGTCTCGAAGTACTATTCGCCGAAGGGCGAACTCAAGGGAGTGGACACTGCCTTGACGATTGCGGGACCTGTGCTTTCGACGACGAACACGAACGGTGACGCAATTGTGCTGAATCTCATCGTGCCCGGAACCGGTTCATGGAACCGTATTGGGCGAAAGATTCGCATGGCCTCCGTCCGTCTGCGAGGAGCTGCGCAGCATACCTATTCGCCGACGGCGACGACGCTCAATCTCGTCGACAATTCGCTGCGTATGGTTGTTGTCTACGACAAGAACCCCAACAGTGGGACAATTCCCACGTTCGATACCATCTTCGGTGTGACAGCGCCCGATGGTACGGAGTCGAGCAATATGTATGCTCCACTCCGCTATGACAACACGGACCGGTTCACGGTCGTCTGTGATCAGATCATGGACTCGGACATTAGTGCCACGTCGATGGCGACTGGCACGGGACAACAGGTGACCAACGTGATCTCGTTTGACAAGTATGTCAATCTGCGTGGTCTCACGGCCCAGTACTCTGGTCAGTCGTCTCCTCAGACGATTGCTGACATCTCGAGCGGTGCGCTCTATGTCTACTTCCGTGCTCTCAACGCCCTCGCGACGAGTGGCTGGCTGGTCGCGTCGAGCTCCTTTGCTCGCCTGCGCTACATGGACCAGTAATGCAATTTCCCGCCAAGTTGCATGCAACTTCCCAATGAAAGTTTCCGTAACTTTTATGAAATTTCCGAAATTTCCATTAACAACAGTTTGCACCTCCCCTCCCCTACAACACATCTGCGCCGAGTGCTGGAAGGCGCAGTGTCTTCAACTTGTTGAAGAATGGATGAGAATGAGTTCGAATCCCTACCAGGTGGTTTCGAAGAAGCTATCTGGAATCCATCGGCCCTCAATCAATCGGGTGTCTGGCCTCTTGTTGGATCGTTCGGAGATGCCCAATCGGCATTTCACGAACCTCCAATCGATGTGGCCGGGGACGACGGAGAAGGTGTGGCAACAGCTGGCGTACTACCAAGAGCTAGTCGATATGCTGGGCGAGTAGCCCCGCCAACAAGACTGGTCAATGCGACATTCTTTCTGACGTACAGTCAGACAGAATATGACAAGGAAAGGGTGTCGGCCTTTCTGCGTGCGAAAGGAACCGTGAAACGGATGATCGTTGCAAACGAGAATCATCAAGACGGCGGCCGTCATGTTCATGCTCTTGTTGAATTTGACCGCCG